AATTGAAGGGGGGGGTTATTGGGGATCAACCATGATTACCTTTCAAAATCGGGCTTACACGATGGGGGATTTAGGTAAAGAAGTTCGGCCAATTGAAATTTATCCTACGGTCGAAGGATTAAAAGTCAAACCGATCATTATTTTAACAGGAACCGGACGTGGTGTTTGGATTAAAACACGGAACGATACAATTAACTTAGGAGACTTTGATCGTTCGGAAATTATCATTGATACTGAAAATTTTTATCTGACAAAAAATGGTGCACCGATGATTCGACCAATGAACGATTTTTATCTATATCCCAATGAACCGCTGTATATTCAAGCCAAAGATAGCGACTTCCGCTTGACGATTCGCTATCCTAACCGATTTGTGTAGGAGGGTGATTAAATGTTAATGGCGCTGGATTTGAAAAGAACATATACGGCAATCTTGGATAATGCCTATCAAGTCAGTTATGAAAAAATAGAGAACAAAATTGGCAGTTTAGATTTTACCATGCCGCTAGATGATCCTAAAAATGAATTTATTGCAGAAATGCAATGGGTGGAACTGACCGACAATGAGAATGAATATATTGGTTTATATCGCGTGATGCCAACCACAATTAAGAAAGATGCGAAAAATAATCAAATTCGCTACTCTGCCACAGAAGCACTATGTACCTTAGGCGATACTGTCCTTTTTGGTTGTCACGAAATTAAAAACAAAACAACGAAAGAGGCCATTCAATTTCTATTGAATAAACAAAAAACAAAGCATTGGGTCCTAAAAAAATGTGATTTTTCAAGGAAATTAACCTATAAATGGGAGAATGAAAACGGGCTAGTCGAGCCTTTATTTAGCATCCCAGCCGATTTCGAAGAGGAATATCTTTGGCAATGGAATACAGAGGTCTATCCTTTTGAACTTTCATTAGTCAAACCGCCAACAGAACCAGTTGCGCGAATTCAAGAAGGTTACAACATGCAAGGATTTGAAATAGAACGTAATCCCAAGATGCTAATCAATCGGATTTATCCATTAGGTTCAGGCGAAGGTGTTAACAAAGTCAATATTCGCTCGGTCAATCAAGGGGTTCCGTATTTAGAGAACAAGGCCGCAATTGACCGCTATGGTTTATTAGAGTCAATTTGGGTGGAACAGCGTTTTTCTGATCCCAAGGCATTAAAGGAAAATGCTTTGCGAATGTTAGAAGAATGGACCAAGCCACAAGTTTCTTGGGTAGTGACTGCAGCTGATTTAATTAAATTAACAGATCAACCTTTGGCAATCGATCGTTTGCGGTTGGGCACGGTTATCATGATTAATACGAATGAGTTTGGGAGTGTCAACCTTCGTATCAAAAAAGAAAGTAAAAAAGATGTCTTTGGTGCCCCCCAAGACATTCAGCTAGAGTTGGGAAATCTGCAAGAAACAATTCATAGTACCATGACAGCTTTCAGTCGGAAACAAGAGATTAGCGAAACTTACGCACAAGGGGCGACGACACTTTTAAATCGTTCAATACAAGTAGAACTTAGCAAGACACAGCCAGTGGAGCTGAATTTATACTTTGACGAGGACATTCTTTATGTAAACACCGCAGAATTAACGTTCAAGGCAACTGCTAAAGGACCTTCGCATTCTGTAACGAATATTGATTTGGTAGTGGATGGCAAAAAATTACCCCAACTATCATTGCAACAACAACGGCTAAACATTTTGAGTTATTTACGAAAAACAACAGATGGAAAAATCGAACGCGGCAATCACACGCTTCAATTTTTCTCTCATCAGCCACTATGGTTGGATGCTTCGGTCATCTGTCGTGTGTATATTCAATCCCAATTGGGTGGCCAGTTTTAATAAAATAATGAAAACTAGAGGAGTGTGACGAAATGTCAGTAGAACATATTGAAGAATTAGATACCCTGAATCAAGGTCGCCTTAAAATCAATGCAATCTTGGATCAGTCGAATGCATCAGCTGAGAAAGTAGATGCTTTCCAAGTCCAGTTAACGAATGGAATTTCTGAAGCGAAAAACATCGCAGATGAAGCTGGCAAAGAAGCCGTACAAATTGCCACCGATGCAGGCAATCAAGCAAATGAAACAGCCAACCAAGCGATGAACAATGCCAAAACAGCAATTACGATTGCAGGAAATGCAGTTTCAACGGCAAATAATAATAAACAAGAATTTGATACTTTGCGAAATGATTTCGATCAATTAGTAGCAGAAGCAGGTGATAGTAATCCAGAAATTGTCCAAGCACGCACAGATACACAAGGCATCAAACAAGCTACCTTAGCGAATCGTCTTCAAATTGATTTGAATAACCGTATGACAAAAGCAGACGGTATTTCTTTATTGGCTAAGCCAACTACTGTCAAAATGAAGTTAGACTTTAACGGTAAAACGGCCGGCAATACAGCCACCAATGCAAACAGTTATTCCACTGATTTTACGGCTAAAATTCTTAAAAAGCCAACAGACGTTTGGGAGGAAGTTTCCCAAGCGGACTACAATAAAATGGCCAGCCGTGATGATGAGGGTGTGAAAACAGGTTCCACCCAAAGTGGTGTAATTCCACAACAGTTAGCGGCCTTCAATCTCGTTGAAGCCGCAAAAAAATTAATTCCACAAATGTTTGAAACATTCACAACTGACGAGGCGGTGGCATTTATTCGCCAGAACGTTCAATTTTTTACGATTAATCAACGTGTGAAAGCCGCTGCGCCGAATAATCAAACGATTAAAATCGCTGCGTATTTACCAACTACGGATAATTGGGTAACTCAAATCCAAGAATCAGCAAAAGAGTTCGGCGATTTTTCAATTCAAATCAATGATCAGAATTTTATCACAGATGAAGGTTTCATTTATTTAATGAGCTATACAGATTCATCAAATGGGGTAACGCCAGCCAGCGTAGAAGTTGATTACGTGGGGCTTCATATTGGTCTGTCTGTTGATGCCCAAGCGGTTTTAGCGAAGAGTGGTTTTGTTCAAGCAGAGCAACTCAATACCCATGTGGAAAATCAGGATAATCCGCACCAAGTAACCGCTGAACAAGTGGGGCTAGGCAATGTAGAAAATTATGGCTTCGCATCAGACAGCGAAGCAGTCGCGGGAACTTTAACTAGTAAATATATGCACCCGAAAAACGTTGCGGAAGCGATTAAAGGTCAAGCTGTGACACAAACAGGTGATCAAGAGATTGCTGGGGTGAAGAATTTTGTAACTATGCCAACCGTCAATGGTTTGCCTTTGGAATCCTCTAGAATGGCCATTTATGAAGCTAGTGGAGTTGGTGAAGTCGAGGCAAAGTATCAGGCGGCCTTTAATAAGGATAATATGAAATTTGTATTAATTAGGGTAGGAAATCGTGTCGATGCATTTGTAAGATGTAATTTGAGTGATCCAACGAAATTGAATACCCACATGCCTAAAATATTTAATATACCAACTGGGTACAAAATGTCCTCAAAAATAAGTGCTAGTGTCTGGAATATTCCGCTGTCAGTTGCCCCTGCCGCTTTTCCGTATCCTAATTGTAATGCACTATATGAAATCGGGAATCAAGGGATAATTTTTGCCTCAAGCAGAGCTGGAAATATTTACCTACAAGGAAGTTGGTACACGGACGATCCGTTTCCGACAAAATAACAAGCTAGTTTAGGAGACTTTTTATGGAACGTTATCTCAACACAATAACAATGCTTTTAAGCATTTTCGGTGGGATTGTCGTACGTTTATTAGGCGGATTAGATCAATTGTTGGATGTCTTCCTCTTTTTAATTATTGTCGATTTCATCACAGGTTGGATTAAGGCAATCGCCACAAAAGAATTGTCCAGTCGGATTGGTATGCTCGGAATTGCGAAAAAAGTGACGATGTTATTTGTGGTTGCCGTAGCGGTTCGTGTTGAAAAAGTTGTGGGGAACAATTTGCCAATTCGGGAAATGGTTCTGATTTTTTACATTGCGAACGAAGGACTTTCTTTTTTTGAAAATATTGCGACCTTTATTCCTATGCCGAAGAAGTTAAAAGAGTTATTTATTCAGAAGCGCAAGC